CTCCGCAGTAACTCAGCGTCATCAAGACTGAAACCCATTTTATTAGCCATCTTCATTAGCTGCTCTTGGTACAAAACGACTCCACCAGTGTCGCTAAGGTCTTCATCGAAGAAAGGGTGGACGTTATTTGATTCGGGATTTTCTTTGGACTCAGCGTATTGTTCCGTGAAGTCAATCGCACCTGGTCTAGCTAGAGCTAATACCGCACTAAGCTCTTCTATGTTTTTGGGTTTTACTTTTTTACAAACTTTAAAAGCTGTATCAGCTTCAATATGAAAAAGCCCATGTCTAACCTGCATGTCTTGAAGGTAAACCCAAGTTTTTTCAAAAGTACAAAGCTCTTCTACAACCTGCTCTTGTTTGTATCTCGTACCAAAATCTTTAGCTATGTTTTCTAAAGTCTGATTGACCACAGATACGCCCCTGAGACCCAGTACATCGAGTTTTACAGTAAACAAAGAAACCCAGTCAGCATCATAGGCCGAGACAATAGCTTTTTCTGAAGTTAGTTCGACGGGACAAGTTTCATCAAGCGTATCGTGTGAAAGTAAAATTGCAGAAGGGTGAACACTTTTATTTTTGATTAGATTTCTTAACTTACAAGCTGTTTTAAATGCATCGTAATTGTTATCACACCATTTTTTAAAATCTTCTTCTTCTTCATAGGTCTCGTGTAGGTCTTTAACTGAGCCATATTTTTTGGGTATCATGTCAGAAACCCTATTAACTTGTACTTCTGTTTTTCCAGCGACAATTTTACCACACTCTTTCATTATAAGCTTGCTAGTAAGAGTGTTGAGGGTTAAGATTTTTGATGTTTTCCCTTTAAACTTTTCTTCCAAATACTTTAAGAGTTTTGGTCTGTCGTAATAACAAATATCTAAATCAATATCAGCCATTAGTGAACCGTCAAGGTATGTTATACCATCTACAACCTGCTTTTTGGCACGAATTTTTGAAACAAACCTCTCGAAATATAAGTCATATTTCAGTGAGTCAATTTTTGTTACTCCAATTAAGTAAAGAACTAAACTTCCAGCAGCACTACCACGACCCATGCCAGTAGCAATCCCTTCTTTTTTACAGAATCTAATCACATCCCAGACTAGAAGTATATAATCTGTGAAACTCAATTCTTCTAGAATTTTAATTTCTTTTTTAGTTCTTGCTTGGTACTCTTCAAACTTTTCAGGTGTTGTATTCTGTTTGATTTCTTTGAGTTTAGCCGTACAAAGAGCTTTTAAAAACTCAAGGTTAGAGCAATCTTCTGCCACACCGACTCTCTCTTTGTCTTCAAGAGGAATCTCAAACGAGGGCAATCTTACGCCCTTGATATCCAAATCATACTTATTAAAATCTTTAGTAAGAGAACTCATTTAATTAAATATCTAGCTTGTATTTGAGTTGGTTCCACACTTTGAGGTTAAGCTCTAAATCAACAAGAGCATCATGAAGCAATTCGTAGTTGTGATCTATTTCAAAATCACGCCCCATTGTCTCTAAACGGCCCCCTAAGCCCCTTTTCCTAATAGACAATAGTTTGTACTGCCACTCAATTAAAGATACACCGTCTGGCTTAGAAATCAAGCCCAGCTTAAACGCTTTTGATAGACAAAAAGTATCAATAAATTTATTATATAAGTGGGTTGCGTCTTTACCCATCATTTTGTAATACTCAGCTATAAGCGGAGCATCGAATCCAAGAATATTATGACCAACAATATAATCACAATCTTCTAAACATCTTTCCATCGTGGAAAATACTTCTTTGTAATCAATTTTTAGTTCGTCATATTTATCCATGCTGAATCTAGTGATTCTGGCAGCACCTTCACTTACGTTGATATCTCTTTCCCATTTGATTATCAAATCGTGCTCATTAATTTTATTGGAGCCAGTACATTCTAAAAGAGCAACCTGCCAAGGTCTGTTTCCCCTAAAATTAAGGCATAAATTTTCTGTTTCAAAATCGATGAAGCAGAATTTTTTGTCTTCTTGAAACCTAAGTAAATGAGAGTCCATTATACTGCCTCCTTCCAGCTTTCAAAGCTAAACTCGTCGCTGTGAAGATTTTCTAAGTTTGGCATCTCCCAAGTTGTTCGTTTGTCGATGCATCTAAAAGTAAGGTATGCCATGAAGTCGTCTTTGTTTTTGTAATAAATGCTTTTGGCGTCTTGAATTTCATATTTGCCATCCGAAAAGTTTTTTATCTTATCTTTCAAGATCGGATCAAAAAACAACCCATTGCTTTCTTGCAGGAAAATAGGATTAGTAAAATCAAATTCAGGGATGCATTCTGATCCATAGTCAAACGTATTCTTAAATAAGAATGAATCATAGAATGGAACTGCTAAATACAAGGAGTCATCATCCCAAAGCCTTCTGAGCGTGGCGAAATCAGTTCTGGGTTCGTAGTAAAAACCTTCTGTGGCTGCATCGCTATATATTTTGATTAGATTTTTATAGCCATCTACATTTTTAGCAAAGATAATGTATTTACAATTAGTTTTGATTGAATCTTTGTTTTTGATTGCCTTGTCTTGGCAAACTGTAATTCTAAGACCAAATCTAAAACTTAAATCTTCGTCTTTGGTGCTGTGGTAAGCCTGAAGAAAGCTGCCCATGTTATCTTCGACCAAGTAAAAATCTTTGATTTCATTATCTAAACAGATATCAATAATTGAATCTGGGCCATTAACAAGCTGCTTTTCTTTTTTTTCTAGTGTAAGTATGCTTCTACCGAGAGAATAGTGACTTTTGAATAAAGGTAAAACCATGAAATTAGTTTAGCATTAAAATTTGTGTATTCAAGAACTTTTTTTAAAAACCAAAACCGCCTTCATTTGGCTTTTGTGGTGTGTGTTTTGGGCATCCATCATATTTCTTTTTGACAATCTTTTCGCCGTCCTTGGGTTCGAGTTCTTCTTCTTCAAAAGCGGTTTTGATGACTTGATCGTTCTCATCTACGATTGCGTAATACTCAAAATCAAATTTAAACGGACAATGCCACATTGGCGAGCCATCTTTTTTTAGTTGGCCTTTGTATTTAGCAAAGCCACAGTTTAAAGCACCTTTAAAACCTTTTTTTGGAATAGGTTTATCGGCGGCATAGTTTGATTTAGCTGTTTCTTCGTTGAAGTTATTTATAATATTATAAACATAAGACAAATAGTGCTCTAGCCCATCAAGTTCTGTGTCTGAGAATTGAACTTTTTGTATTGGCTCTTTTGGAAATCTTAAAAAACAAAATTCAACAAAAGGCTTAAATTTTGGCCAAGTTTTTTTGGCTACTAAACTGTAAATCATAGCCTGAATATTTGAGGTAATATCATCACCTTCAAATTTCTTTTTGCTAGATTTATAGTCTTTGATAAGCATTTCTTTGGTTTTTGTATATTGCGCTGCTTTATCAATGAAACCACGAACTTGATAGGGCGGGTCTTCGCTTTTCATTAAAAACTCATACTCAGGGTCTAAAAGTTTTGAACCCTTACAGTAAAAATCATCATTCAAACCAACAAGAATCATATCATTAATCATTTCATAATTCTCTTGATTATTAATTCCGTAAGCGTTTAAATGTTTATTAATAAGTCGAGTAACCGCAGGAGAGCCTTCTATGCGGTTTTCTTTCATTATTAATTTAAAATGCTTTTTATGTTTTTTGAGTTGAACAAGCTCGAAAACCAAGTGGCAAATAGAACCACGCATCGCGCCCTCGTTGTTTTTTTCGGGGAGCTTGAGGTGATATTTGCACCAGTAAGACCAGTAGCAAGATTCTAAGTTTTTTATCCTAGATGCGGATAATACTTTTTCTACTTTATCTTTTTTTTCCATCCTAAAATTTCTTCCGTTGACATTTCTCCAAAGTCATTCTTGTCTGGGAAAACAACTTTGATTTGATCCTTGTCAAAAAACTTCAAAAGCTTTTTGTTGGATTTCTCTGCTGCGGTGTTACCCGCTAGATTAGCATCATTGTTGAATGAAAGTATAATTTCACTAACATCATTCTTGATGATTGTATTTACTAAAGAAAAGCTTACATCTAAACCAAAACTAACTAAAGTGTTTTTGATTCCAGCATTCCAAAGAGAAAGCATATCGCCAATACTCTCGACGATTATTACTTGACTACTTTCTTGAATGTGTTTTTGATTAAAGTAGGCGGGGTATTGCCATTTAGATTTTTCCCCAATGTGTTTCCATTTAGGGACTTTAGATTTTGGTTTTATTTCATGGATAAAGCGTCCAGAAACACCGATGAGTTTTTTATTTAAATCATAAATTGGGAAGGTGAATCTGTTTTTCATCTTGCCAGATTCAAAGACTCCTCCCTCGAATATATTTATGACTGATTCTTCTATACCTCTATTCACCCAGTAAGAGTTGTCTTTGATTACGCTATCAAAAGCATCTTGAGAAAGGGTTTTATAAACCTTATCGGGAATGTCGAATACATGCCTCTTTTTGATTTCAAAACCCTGCTCTGATTCAAGCCATTTTTTTGCGTCTTCTATAGAGCAATTCAAACAAAGCTGAACGAGCTTCTCAAGCGGCCCTTGTATGCCTCTAGCGTAGTCTACAAAATAGCCAGTGTCTTTTTTTACAGACAAGGAATTGGAGCTATCAGAGTCCCTGTAAATAGGTTTAGCTCTGTATTCTCTAGCCAATTCGTTTATATTGCTGAATCCTAAATTCAGCAGTATATCTTTTACTTGTCTATGAGTATTAAATTCAGACATTATAACGTGCCATCATCATCACTTTCTAATTCATGCTCTACAATTTCAGCATTATTAGATTCATCTTCTTCAAACTCTTCTGAGGCGTCATTGCCTTGAATGTCAAACCTGTTAATAATGGTTCTGAGTGTACCTCTAGCTTCTAGAGTAAAAACACCTCGTTCCAAATTGATTTGATTTTTTTGATAAAAAACTCCGTCAGGGGTTTCTCTTCTTAGGGGAGCTTCGTATTGCATACCGCCCAAGCCCCACGATCTGATCTTCAGCGGAACTAATTTGTGAGTGCCAAACTCTGGGCCGTCAAGCTCTCTTTCTCGTTGATCTTTTGCTTTATAGAAGGCTAGGAAAGAAGTAACCCAAGACGCACTGTGAGACATCGCCATAGCTGTCGAATCAACTTTTAGGGCATCTTTAAGTGAAAGGGTGTCGTCATCTGGCCTTCTGTTTGTCTGCATTGCAGTCAAAACGGGACACTTTAAATCAGAAGCAAGACGTTTCAATTCGTTAGTCTTATTTCTAATAATCTGATATTCTTGATTGTGGCTTGATGTTTTTTCATCGCTAATTTTAAGATAATCATGAATAATCAAGCAGGGATTACCTTGACCCACATACTTATTGTAAATGTATTTTACATAAGATTTCATCTCTTCAGTGGACATGTACTCAGCTTCCTTATGAATGAGGTATTTACCTACTTTACGCTGGATATCCATCATCTCTTTTTCTTTGTCTACGAATTTATTGTACTCAACTGCTTCGTGCCTAATTTGTCCAGTTGAAATCAGAATAGGTTCAATCTTTGTGAGCATACCGACTAAACGATCTCTCATTTGATCGTCTGTCATTTCTGTGTTAAGATAAATTACATGAATGCCTTGCAAGGCGACTTTTAGGCCAACATCCATAAGGAGCGTGGTTTTACCCGCTCCAGATGCAGCTATAATCATGTGTAGGTCGCTGTTTCTGAGTCCACCACAAGCATCATTTAACTCTTTGTACGGCCAAGGTATTCCGCTAACTTGTTGTGGGTTGTTTGCTCTCTCTTTAACGTGATCTACTAGTCCATCAAGAATAAAGGTTGGTTTTTCGTCCTCAATTGTATTGACTCTTAGCTCGTCAAATTTTTTAGACATTTCCCCGATTCTTTCAAGTGGGGATTGGTCTGGGTTTGAGAATTGATCTACAGCAATCTCTTTAGATTTAAGAAAGATTTCTCTTCTTAAATGTAACTTATACAAGTCCTTGCAGCATTCCAAAAATCCATCTCTGTTTATCTGAGTGAAGCTAACTGCGTCTAGATAATTGTCTATGTCATTACCATCTTTATGTGAGATTCCACACTCAGAGAGTTTTTGAGCTACTGTAACCGTGTTTACTGTTTGCTGAGAATTTAAAAGTGTTTTAATTACATTAAAAATTTGCTTATTATATTTATCAGCAAAGCAAGAGTCTGTAAGCAATCTACTTACCTCAAAATACACTTTTAGGTTTTCCTCCGATTTGAGTAAGAACCCTAGTGCTTGTTTTTCAAGCCTTAAAGACTTGAGGTTTTCTACATCGTATTTTCCATTCATATTATTTTTATTCCGAATTCTCTTTCTATGTATTCTGGTGAAAGTTTTTCTACGTCTTTTTCATTAAGCTCTATTAGGGTAAAGCCATTTTGCTCTAACCAATTAGCTTTTTCAACGTCTCTCTTAATTGATTTTAGATAGCCGCTTCGAGAACCATGAAAAAACTTAACGTAATTATCATGTTGGTTGCCGTTTACTTCAATCGCTATCTTTTTGGTGGCGTTTAAAATATCAACAGCCATCCTAGTTCCGTAAACAGGGAACTCTTCATAAACTATGTGATTGCTCCAGTAATCACTAAGGAAGTCTTTGACAGACTTTTGGAGCTTTGACCTGCTTTTTGCAGACCAATTTATTTTTTTGCTTCTTACATTTTTGTAAACAAGCTTACCATATATATTGTACAACCTCATTATGCTTTTTTCAAGACATCCAAAAACTTTTTATACAGATACTCTGAAATTTTTGGATTCTCTTCAAAATACACTCTGAGCTTATCAATACCTTGGTGTTGTTTTTTAAATTCTTCTTTGGTCTTTTCTTGAACCTCTTCAATAAGTTCGTCGCCAATAGTGACCCACGCGCCTTTCGCAGTAGCCATTTGCCACTGAAGCAGCATGTCTACGATTTCATACTCAAGCCAGACACTTTTACCGCCAGTTCTGCCATATCTAATTGGGTACTCCACCTGAGTCCCAGTTTTCTCATTAGAGGTTTTTCTAAAAATTATTTTACACTTATGCCCAAGCAGTTTACCTTTACCGTTTGGCTCTGTTGAAATAATATCCTTATTGAATCTAGGCTGAAACTCAAGAATCCAATCACTATAATGGAGAATCGCATTGCCACCTGAAGCGTTTGTAACTTTCGGGTCTCCTTTTTCATAAGGGTTGAGTTTTATTGTGCTTCTGATTTGAGAGATGATATAACAAATATGACCTTTACTCGCTAGGGCAAGAGCCATGTTTCTTAAAAAGTTAGAGCTTAGAAGCGAACCCCCTGCAACTTTAATAGCTTCATCAGAACCCTTTTCCAAGTCACCACGAGGAACCAAGGCATCCATAGAATCTATGATGAACATATATCTAGTGTCTGAGGGGTTGTTTTTAACTAAGTCCCTCATGAAATCAATTACAGATTCATAAACATTAGATTTGTAAACAAAAAACTTATTTTCGTCCGTGTCAATTCCAGCACGTTCAATTATGTCATCGGATAACCTACCTTCTGCTTTGATGTAAACCACCATAGAATTTTCCATTTGTTGGAAATTTCTAGCAAAAGACAAAGCACAAGAAGTCTTGCCTCCTTCGGTTACGCCAGAGGCTCTGATTACGCCAGGTTTAATTCCTCCACCCATCTCAATATCAAGTAGCAAGCTACCGCTTGAGATAGTGTAATCTCTTACTTCTTCAAAGTTATAATGATCTTCTTGATTATTAGCCAGATATGCCTGAATCTGACTTAAAGGTGTTGCATCGGATGCTGTTTGTTTTTTTCTTGGCGACATAATTTAAAAAAAGTCTAATGGATTTTTAGGTTTTTTATCTAGTTTGAAATCTTCACCTATCTTATCTTGCTTGAAATCGTAACTTTTAACTTCTTGATTTTTAGTTTTATACATTATTGAGTGATCATTCAATGATGAGCCGCCCAAGTCTGTTTTTAAAAACCAAGATAGAGTCCAAACATTATCTTGAACAGGAAAAGTTTCCCAGAATTCCTTATCTGGAAACTTATCAACAAGTTTATTGGCCATCTTCCTCTCTTGGGGCCAGCGTTTTGCTGGTAGATTTGGAAGAAGTTTGCTGACTATGAATTTAGCCAGTGCTTTTTGCTCTTTAGTTCTAGACTCCCCCTTCATTAAGGTCGTAGTCTACCATCTTTTGAACCAGTTTGTCAAATGAAACTTTTGGTTCCCAGCCTAGCTCCTGTCTAATAGGCGTAGAATCGCCCAAAAGCAAGTCAACTTCTGCTGGTCTAAAAAATTCTTTATTAATTTTTAATAACGTAATCCAATTAGATTTGATATAAATCCCAAATTCTTCATCTAATCCTTCACCCCTCCATTCTCCGTTAATTTCGGCAAATGAAAAAGCTTTTTCCACGAATTCTCTAATTGAATGAGTTTCTCCACTTGATAGAATATAATCTTTTGGAGAGTCTTGATTCATCATTAGCCAGACGCCTTCCACAAAATCCTCGCTATCGCTCCAATCTCTTTTTGCATCTAGATTTCCAAGCTCCATAGGCAAAATACTGGACTGATAGCCAGATTCGAGATGAGCATTCAGACTGTTTTTTAGTCTGGCGATATTTTTTGTAATTTTTCTTGTTACAAACTCTTCGCCTCGCTTTGTTCCTTCGTGGTTAAACAAAATGCCATGAACTGCATACAACCCATGAGACTCTCTGTAAACTTTTACAAGATGTCTAGCAGCCGCTTTTGATGCTCCGTATGGACTTCTAGGTTTAATTTTATGATCTATGTCTTGTGGGCTATAGTCTACATCGCCCCACTCTTCACTGCTGCCAGCACTATAGAATCGACAGTCTTGTTTAAATTTTCTTATCGACTCCAAGCATCTCAAAACACCAATTGTGTTTACTTCCATTACTTGAAGAGGCATGTCCCAGCTACAACCCACAAATGAATTTGCAGCAAAATTAATAAAATAGTCTGGCTGAATGTCTTTTACAATTTTATCTATGCTAACTTCATCTGAAAGATCACCATAAATAAACTCAAAGTTAGGATGCCTTTCAAACTTTTTTGTGTTTACAAAATTTGGGTTTGCGCTTCTACGCATCATTCCGTAAACCTTGCAATTAATATCGCAACGGGAAAGTAAATACTCAGCCATATTAGCCCCATCTTGGCCGAGGATACCTGTGACAACAACCTTTTTCATTATCTTAATATTATATTAAATTGAGTTCAAAAAATCAACTATTTAAATCCTAACTAAAATGAGGAGTTTCTTCTGGCTTACCTATAGCCTTTAGATACTGATTCATTGGGCCAACATAGTCTGTGTATTTTTGTTCTTCGTTTTTATTATTAAGATAATACTCAAAACTCCAATTGTGTCTGTTTTGGTCTATTTGTTTTACAAAATCTTGTCCTAGGATTTTGTATCTATATAAATCTTTTAAATTGACTTCCATTTCTACAGAGTCAATAAAATACTGTGTGAAATTACCTTTTCTCATGTATTCCTCTAAAGAGTCAAGAGTCAAATCTAATCCTAGTTCGTTTTGGCAGTAAAGCCGAAAGTTTAATCTCTGATTTTCGTGTCTATTTAACACCTCGCTTCCAAACTGTCCGTAAAGCAACTGACAATGATTCGACCTACCGTACACATAGTAATATTTTACTGGATGAAGCAATGCAGATTTTACAGGGTCATCAAAACGCTTGCTTGTTACGCACTCTTTCTTTTCTTCTTCAGAGTAAAATTTAACATCGCCAACTATTCCGTTGAGACCCCAGTGCGGGGTTTGAAAATAAAACATGTGATCAAAGTATTGAGCTAGATAGACTTTAGTAGCCATAGAAATAGCTCCTATCCTTTCTTCTTCTAGCTTTTGAGTCTCTTTTCTTAGGTTTTTACACCAATCTTCATTGAGTCTATCTGGAGAATCTAAAATCACAAACCAATCACCATTTTGCATTGGCCCCTGACGTAAGAATTCATTCATTTGAAAATCATGATCATTCGTCCATTGCCTTTGTATGATTTTTCCTTCACCTTTTCTTTCGTTAAGAAGCTCAAACGTACCATCGTCCGAATAACCATCAACAAAAACCAAGCCATCAAAATACTGATGGGTGTCTTTGGTCATTTCGTCGATATCGTTACGGCGGTTTTGCGTAATTCCGCAAAGCCAAAGTTTGTTATTTTTAAATTTTAAAGAATCACTCATTGTAATTTAAGGATGGTAAGGGTAGGTTATGTTTTTCGTAATATTGTAAATTGAATTCTAGCATGTTAGTATCGTAATTCCAAGTGTAACTGCATCCGTTTTCTCCCCACCTCTTTTTTTGATATTCAACTTTAGCTTTGCCATTAGAATGAAGCCATGTCATGTGTCTTACATGGGCGATGCTTTTTGGAATTTCTAAATGAGAAAGAATCTTGTAATCTGATCCGTCATTATATACAAAATCATCATCATAATACAATTCTTTTAGTCCTCCATTTGTATTTACTTTAAAAATCCTTGGAGGATTAAAGCCATCTATCCACTTTTTACCGTCGAAAACATAATTCTTATAATTAATTTTAAACCAAGTAATGAAGGAGTTAATTTCGACAAAATTTAAAATCTTATTTATTTCTTCAACAGTGTAGATTTCATCAAGACCCAGCAACCAAACATAATCTACATTACTGGAGAACACATGCTTTAAACACACATTTCTAGCTTCATTTTCTTTTAAATACTTTTGAGAGGAAGAATAATGATCTATTAGCCCTTTATCATAATAAGATTCAAGTATGTCTTCAGTGTTATCTGTGGACTTTAATGGAAGACCTAATTCTTTATTTTCATAAAAGCAGTTATGTATAATACTACAATCTAATTGATGCTTTCCTTGCTTTTTAAAATCAAGCCAAGGATTTAAGCAATCTTCTAGAAACTCTGAGCAATTATATGCTGATGCTATTAAGCCGATCTTCATAAAAACCTACGTATTTTTTAGCAACGGTCTTTTTATCAAATTTATCAAAAAGTTTTTGCTTTTGAACAATTTCTGATACCCTTTGCTTTTTGTTTGTATAATCCATCATTGCTACCCTCATAGCCATAGAGTAGCTATCAACGCTAGGGTCTGCCGAAAACTCCTCAAATCCAAATTCTTTGGCTGTTGGGTTATCTGTGCAGGTGATTGGTATTGCGCCAGCCATTGCACCTTCCACCATACTAAGTCCCACGCCTTCGATTCTTGATGGCAGTAATACTGCTTTAGCTTGGTGATATAAATCATTTAATTTAGAAGATGCTACAACTCCGTGGTAAACTCCATACATGGTTATGTCTGGGCCACATATATGTAGACTATTATGAGGCATCCCAGCATCTCTCAGACAATTTAAAATTAAACGAAATCTTTTATTCGGGTCAGCCGCCCTTCCTACATAAAGGAAATCTATATCCCTTGGGCGGTGTACGCTTTCTATTTCTAGAGATGGCGTGTAAACTACCTCTGCATTTTTTTTAAAGTATTTCTTTACCTGTTTTTTTGTAGATTTAGATATACATGTAATTATGTCAGCTTGTTCTAGCTTTGCTTTGATTTCATCAAGCGGGTAATTATCTAATAGATGCTCTGGGACATCAAGAATATTAAAAATTTTTAAACCATTTTCAGCTACTTGCGTTTTAATTGCTTCGTCGTAAACATCTGGGTTTATTGCAATAAGCAGGTCAGGTTTGTCATTAAAAACAGCAACCTCATGCCCTAGTTCTTCAAAACCTTTTTCAAGCCTATTGACAATAGAAAGTTCTTCATCTCTCCATCCTAGAATTTTTACTTTCATATCAATTCTTTAATTTTTTGACTAACGTAGTCAACCTCTTTTAGAGTAAGTTCTGGATACATCGGTAAGCTTAGTTCAGAATAAGCTTGATTTTCAGCAATAGGGAAAGAGCCTCTTTTAAATCCTAAATGAGAATAAGCTTTTTGGAGATGTATTGGTTTAGGGTAATGGAGGGCTGTTTGAACGCCTTCCTTGTGCAAGTCTTCTTTTAAAAGATTTCTATTTTTAACAAAGATTGGAAATATATGGTACACACATCTAGACCCCTCTTTAACTTTCATCATTTTAACACCTTTAACATCGCAAAGGTTTGCTCTGTATCTTTCTGCGAGCTTGATTCTTTTATCAGTCCAGTTGTCTATGTGTTCAAGTTTTAAATTAAGAGCCGCAGCTTCTATTTCGCTCATTCTGTAATTATAGCCTACTTGATCATGTATATATTTTTCTTTTTGACCATGATTAACTAAGCTTTTCATGCAGTTATACAGCCTCTTGTTGTTAGTTACTACAGCACCACCTTCTCCGCACGTTCCTAGGTTTTTGCCAGGATAGAAACTAAAGCATGTTAGGTTAGCGAATCTAGCTATTTTTTTATTATTATAAAGTGCTCCGTGTGCTTGCGCTCCGTCATTTATGAGCACCAAGTCTTTATTTTTTGCTAAACACTTGTATTCGGTCAGGTCGCATGGGTTTCCATATAGGCTTGTAGGTAGTAAGAATCTACTTTTTGCATTAACTGAGTTAATGGAATTTTCATAATCCATATTGCATGTAGAATTTACATCTATAAATTTATGTTTTAAATTTTGATTATAGGATATAGCTTCGCTGGTAGCGAAAAAGCTATTTGGGGCGGTGAGAACGTCACCTTTCCTATCTGGAAAGCAAGACAAAGCTAAATGCAAAGCACTTGTTCCGCTGCTACAAGCCACGGCGTAGCTTACTCCGCAATACTTAGCGAACCTTTCTTCAAACTCAAGAACTTCTTGACCAGACACAAAAGCACAAGAATCAATTATTCCTGATACTTTAGAAAGTAAATCTCTTTTAATGGATTTATTTTGTCTTTTAAGGTCTAAAAATTTAACGTTCATTATTTATTTCTCCGATAGTTTCAAAAACAAAGCACTTGGGGTTAATTATTTCCTCTGGCTTAATATCTATTGGGTAAGTTTTACCTATGTTATTTCCATAGTATATATGAGTTTGCCTTAAAAATCTATATAAAGTTTTATAGTTTGCTTGAAACCGTCCATTAATCATTAAAGTTCCTCTACCCCAAGCGTGTCTCATTAGGTAATTAAATGATTCGCTACCCATTTGTATGTCCCAAGGCTTACTGGTTTCTGTTAGGGTGTACCCAGTTATGTTAAATAAAAACTTTTGATCCGTATCAGTTAAGTGAACAACGCAGTCTTCTAAATCTCCAGACTCATGGAGGTCAAGTATAGCTTGCCAATCATTGTCTTTTTGGATTTTAGATTTCATGTGGGCAAAAGAATCCAACAAATCTTGCGTTGGTACAGTTTTAGATTTGTGTTTTGGCTCTCTGTCTCCCCGTGTTACGTCCATCCATGTGGCTACTGCTTCAGAGCAATCTCTGGCGTTGCCCACTTCCCACTCATCTCCGAGGTATAGCGTGATCATGTTTTCATTAGGGTATCTATCTACAAACTCTTTCACCGTTATTGCGTTGTGGTTGCAGAAAGAATTTTCCTCGTGAGAAAACCAAGTAAAACTAGCAAAGGGTATAATATAGTCTGGATTTAGGAATTTAATTTGATTGTCTACCCTGTAATGAACCAATCCTCTTGAAATTTCAATAGCGTTTTCGTCTCCGCTGTTACCAACCCAGTTAGCCCAACTAAACTGAGTAAGTAAAACGTCAACATCTCCAATTAAGTCTTTGATTTCATTTAACTCCTCTTCCTCCTCGACTCTGCAATCATTTATATTTAATGCTGTTTTGCCTTCGTGAGAAACTGAAATCCAAGAATCAAATCCACCTTCTACGCCACAGGTTATGATTACGCCATCTTCAAGTTCATACGAGGTCATTGGCTCTAACTCTTTTACTTTGAAGCCAAGTTTTTCGCAAAACCCTTTTACTTTTTGGTCTGGGGTTTTTTGGAAAAGAATAGTAATTTCTTTTTTACGATCTTCACTAATCTTTTTAATATCAGCTATACTGAAGTGGTCTGGATGCTCATGAGAATACCAAAGGTAGTTAAAATCTAAAGCGTTAATATCTATATCTTTTTCAACGAGCAAGCTCCAGCCATTATTGAATGGAGACTCGCAATACCAAGGGTCAGTTAAAATTTTTGTTTCACCGCACTTAAAAATTACGCTGGCGTGATTAATTAGTTCTATCTTCATTATTTAATATTATTTAATTTTTGCTGGATTACCGTAAGCAACAGAATTGTCTGGAATGCTTTTTGTGACTACTGAACCCGCTCCTATTACGGCGTTCTCTCCTATTTCTATACCGCACAAGATGGTTGCATTTGAGCCAATTGATGCACCTTTTTTAATTATTGTTTTTTCTAAAGTCCAATCATTCTCAGCTTGTGGAGTGCCGTCTTCGTTACAGGCTCTTGGAATTTTGTCATTTGTGAACATTACGCCATGACCAATAAAAACATTATCTTCTATTTCAACACCATCGCAAATAAAAGAGTGGCTTGAGATTTTACAGTTCTTGCCTATCTTTGCTCCTTTTTGTATTTCAACATGTGAACCTACTCTTGTGTTGTCTGATATTTCGCAGCCATAAATATTACAGTAACTATAAATAGATACGTTCTTTCCTATTTTAACATCTTTTACGTTACTATACATATACGGGGCAACCTTTCTGATCCATAGATTTATTTGTACATTCTATTAACTGAACTACCCTCCTGCCTAAGTCTGGCCCAGAGATGCAAGTTTCGCCGTCAATACAATCACAAAAGTGAGATATTTCTTTTTCTATGGCTTCCATATTCTCAAGCTTCGGTGAAAACATATCACCTGACCTATAATCAAAAACCGTATCAGCGTACGATACGCTTTTGTCATAAATCATTATTTTTTCTGATTGCTTATTATCATCATAAACAGCCATCTTTTTATCTCCATTTAAAATTATCTGTCTAACTTTAATCGGAGAAAACCAGCTAACGTGAATGTGTGCAGAGAAGCCAGTTTTATATTGTAGTGAAATGTTTGCTACGTCAGCATTGCCTTTTTCTGTATGGCTTGAGCCAACAGCAGAAACATAATCTAGCTCTTGATCTCCAATGAGGTGAGACAGTATTGAAAAATCATGAGGGGCTAAATCCCAAACTACATTTGAGTCTCTTTGGAATAGTCCTAAATTAATTCTTACCGAATCAAAATGCTTCAGATCGCCTAAGTCTGGAGAAATTTCTTTTAGTTTTTTTACTGCCCCAGTGAATAGGAATGTATGGGCGACCATTATTTGCAAATCTTTTGATCTAGCTACATCCTCTAAAATATCACACTCTTCAGTGGTCATGGCCATAGGCTTTTGTATAAGAACATGCCTTCCAGACTCAAGAACCCTTAGTGCAAGTCCAAAGTGGGTAGAAATAGGAGTTGCAATTATAACGCCTTCAACTTCGGGGTGTCTTTCTAGTGCCGTGTCTAATTCATCATAAAAAGATACTGGTGGCAATTTCTTTATGGTAGAAGGGTCTTTGTCTACAACAAATTCTAAATCTGCGTTTCTCATTTTTTGCAGATTTCTTACTATGTTTGGCCCCCAATACCCGCATCCGACTAATCCTAATTTTTTCATTTTATTTATTGTTTATAATTCCTTTTATTTTTTCTATACCTTCTTGAATCAAATTATTGCAATAGTCAGTTTTTTCTGGTATAGAATTTTTTACAAAAAACTCACCAACATCGTTAGTTAAATCATATCGACTCGTTGTAATAGACTTAAAGTGATGTACATAAGATCGATTGTACGTAGACATTTTATAGCTTCCCGTTCTTTCACATTTTCGTAGCCACTCTGTATCCTCTCCAGCCGCTAAACCTTGCGATGTGTCTTGGGTTGGTATGTCTTTTAAAATCTTTTTATTAACATAGAAGCACCCCATCCAAAAATCGTTGTAATACGTTGATCTTGGTAGTTCAGAAGTGTATTGTTCAATTTCGTTCTCGAACGGGTACATTAATTTAATATATTGCAGTATCTTTTCTTCGGATTCTGGGTAGTCTAAAAATTTTTTTCTTTTTTCTATTGAAGATATGTTTTCTTTAAAGTTTGTAGGGAATAAATTTATAAGCGCATCATGAGTGCAATGTAGGGCATTGGGGCATAAAGGGTTGCCTAAATCTAAATCATCTTTATTTTCTAGCCAAGGATCAATCCAGTTTTTAAAAAAATAATGATCATTAGAAATGTAAAATAAGTCTTGATTTAAGCCAAGTCCAAAATCTTTAAACATGGAATTTACAGGAAGCGAAACTCCATAATTCTGATCAAAATTTAAGAGAACAGTATTTTCTGAATTAATATCTTGCTCTGTGATTTCGTCTTCAGATTTGTTTTGCCAAACTACTAAATTTATATGTTCTTTTGGCGTGTTCTTATAGATTGAGTCTATACACACCCTAGTGTATTCGCTGTGACCGTAACATAAAACAAATTGAATCATCTACTCGTTCCAAAGCTTCAAGTCATGATCAAAGGTTTCATGTTTTTCAAGTTCCTCTTTTGTTACGGCTACCTCGTTCTCTCTTTTCTCTTGAGGTCTTATTTCTTCCCATTGCTTTTGCCATATATCTTTATTAACTTTTATTCTATTCTCAAAGTTGAGATAGCCTATATGAAAAATAAAAACATTTTGTTCTTTTAGAATATCAAGATATGCCTGAAGCGATACAGGATGTCCTTTTACGTAGTAAACAAATTTTGCAAGCTCACCATTTTCATATATAAGTTCATTGGAATCACTCTTAGATGGATCAAATTTGTTCTCTCCTACCTTGGCAAAATTAACAACACCTCTATGAAGTCCTTCTTTGTGCAAAACCCACATTGTTTGTGTGCTGTGTTCGTCATCCCATCTGATTTTGTTTTTATCTCCCCATAAATCCAAAACGGGTATCATATATGCATCGAAATCAGAGAACCTCATCTCACAGGCTATCTTTTCCCAAGACTCTTTCTGATAGAGGGGGATTCTTTGATCTAGGCCAAGAATTATTTTGAACTCTTGGGTGGTGGCTTGAAGTGCAAGCTCAAAAAGTTTACCGTCTAAGCGGGGGTCTTCGTAGCTTACTGTTGCTGGAATTAATTTTAAATTAGAATACTTTTCGTCTCTAAGCCGACAAAGTTCTTCGTAAGTATTGTCTTCGCTTTGGTTTACTGAAATTACTACTTCTTCAGCAAAACTACAGAAATTATCTATAGCTTCTTCGTAATCAAAGTTATTTTTAACTACATTAAACGCAGTGCTATAGATAGAAAACATACATTCTATTATAGCTTTTTTGAGGGTTAATTCAAATTATTTCTTTAAAGAATCAATCTTTTCTTCTAATCGATTGAATCTGTGGTCAATTCTTTCAACAAAAGTTTGGAAGTCATCTTTAGATACGTATTTTTCAGGCATAGAAAGGGCTAAAGATGTGTATTTTTCGAGGACATCTTCCATATCATCAATATGTTTTATCATCAATTTTTCTTGCTTATGTTTCAAATCATTCATATTTGACATTATCATTTTCATAAGCCAGCCACCCAAGAACGATATTACCCCAAAAAATGCATTTATAAGAATTTGTGAATCCATACCTTTATTTACACATCAAAATAAAAAAAGTGTATTAATAATTGCATGATTCAATACTTAAAAAAGAATATTAGACTTATAATACTTTTTGTGATTTTCGTGTGGGTTTTTACGTTCGGTTATAGGTTTTTCTTAGTTTCAGGGGATTCTATGAACCCATCCAAAAACAATCTTGATTTAGTTTTAGTTAAAAAACTTTCTTATGATTTTGAAAACCCAAGAAGGGGTGATGTGATAGTTTTTTATGACTACTCAGAGGATGACTTTTTAATAAAAAGAGTAATAGCGATAGCGGGTGATACGGTGGAAATTATTAATGGGGATATTTTTATTAATAATAAATTATACGTCGATGATTTCTCTTACAATAAGATGGGCGACGGAATAAGCTACTATCTAGACGTAGCCCCCGAAACTGTTGACGAGGGCTTTGTTTGGGTTATTGGGGATAATAGAAACGAAAGCTGGTTTGGAATGATCCCCATATACGCTATAGTTGGCTTATTGCATGAATAAATTAAAAGTCGTCCTCAAGCACACCTGAGTTCTGGTAGTCTTTGACTTTTCTTTCAAAAAAGTTAGTCATAGCACCAGTATCAACCACTTCTGCAAGCCAAGGAAATGGATTGTTGTCGCTGTCGAAACGGTAGTCAATACCAATACCCTCAAGCCTTCTGTTGCCAATATATTGCATGTAATCAACAAACATGTCAGCGTTTAAGCCAAGAATTCCGCGAGGCAAAACATCGTGAGCATATTGAATTTCGAGGTCAACAGCCTTCTTGATGTTTTCAATTATTTCTTCCTCGAACTTTTTAGTCCATATTGAAGGGTATTGCTCTTTGATTGTGTTAACTAAATAAGTCCCAAATTGTATGTGTAGACTCTCATCTCTTAGAGTGTACCTGATTTGATCAGACAAACCAGGAAGCTTGTTTTGTCTGCCTAGAGCTAGAAGCATAGCGAAACCACTAAAAAAGAAAGTTCCTTCGCAAACTATGTAATAAGTTATTAAGTTTCTTAAAAATTCACGTTTGCCTTCTAAAGTTTTTGTAGAAAAATCTTGTCTATTAACATCACTAGTAATATTAATTAAAAAATCATCTTTAGCCTTAATCGACGGAATATTAAGGTAAGCTTCGTAAACTTCTTGGACGCTTAGGTTGTAACTATCACAGCAGGTTACAACAGTCCAATTATGCAGAGACTCCTCATAAGCTTGTCTCATTATGTACTGACCGCATTCTGCATCAGTTATCCACTTGGCTACCGAGAGCAGTAAATTGTTGCCCACCAAAGACTCACTTCCAGCAAAAAAGCCCAAGCACCTTTTTACCAAAAGCTTTTCATCATCTGACAGTGATCCATCATTCCACTGTTCTATGTCATCGCCCATGTTTATCTCTGAAGGAGACCAGTTGTTAGCTACTCCTTTTTGAAATAAGTCCCAAGCAAATTTGTGCTTGTGAGGTAAAATTTGATTTACCCCACCACCATCAGACTCTAATAATAAACCGCTTTTTTTACTCATTTTTTCCAACTATCTCTGTCTTTTTTTCTTTGTAACATTCTGGAAATGGAATATCCTCTTTACTTCCAAATCTTTCTGTCAAAACTTGCTCAAGGATATCTTTAATCAAAATATCCTCTTGATACTCAGGATTCATTTTTACCAAATCCTGCCATACTTGCAAACATAAATCTAATTGACTTACGGATTCTCCGTTCACAGACTTTAAGACTCGCTCGCTACTTAAAGTTACACTAAAGTTATTATTTTGATCATTCATTTTTTTAAAAAGTTATACATTTTATTGACAACTCTCACAAGTTGGGTCTAGGATGCTACAAGCAGTCGGCTCTTCTTGGATCGCTGTTTCAGTTTTGGTTGATTTTTCTATTTTACTAGCACTCTTGTTTCTTAAATAATATGTACTTTTAAGTCCAGAGTTTCTGGCATGAATGTACAAATCATTCAGATATTTCAAGGATGTTTCTTTATTAAATAAATTTAATGATTGCCCCATGTCTATCCATTTTTGTTTAGCAGCAGCGGAATCAATTAGCTTGAATTGATCTCTGTCAAAAGCTGTGCAAAAACGGTCTTTTAGGTCTTTTGGTACTAAACCGTCAGGAAGAAGCCTTAAATCGCCATCTACGGCCTTTATGGCGTCAATTAGAGAGTGGTTCCAGATACCTAAATCTTTGCACTCTTTAATAAACCACTCATTAACAATTGTTAGATTGCCACTTTTATTTTCGTAAACGAAAAGCACTGAAAAATCTGGCTCAATACAAGGAGAGCAGCCCTGAATGTAAGAGATTGTTGCAGTAGGAGCAATTGCCATAGTGTTACTATTACGCATTCCATTTTCTTTAATAGACTTTCTTAACTCTTTCCAATCAACCTCTGGGCAGAATTTTTTGCCCCTGTGAATCATAGGCTTTTGCCCAAGATACTCCATAAGATTCTTATAAGTATCTATTGGGAGAATATCTTGGCTCCAAAGCGAGCCTTCATAAGTATTATACTTTCCTCGTTCAGCGGCAAGTCTACTTGAGTTCAGTATACAATTGTATGAAATAAATTCATAAAGTTCGTCAGAGAATTTTACCGCATCATCACTAGAAAAATCTACCTTATAAGAGTGGAAAACGTCAGCCCACCCCATAGTTCCTGCCCCAACAGGTCTATGGCTCATGTTTGCTTTTTTAGCTTCTTGAGTTGGGTAAAAGTTTAAATCAATTACATTATCGAGCATTCGCATTTGAGTTGCGATTGTCTTTGTAAGAAGATCAAAATCTAAAGTTCCGTCTTGTTTAAGGTGCTGTTTCAGATTAACAGAGCTTAAATTGCAAACTGCTGTTTCTCCTACTTCAGTTTTTTCTCCCTCGTCAAAGCGAGAGGGTTTAGTGTGTAGAAAAATCTCTGTGCAAAGATTTGAGCTATGGACTATGCCTTCATGGGAGTTAGAGTACCTAAAGTTAGCATTGTCTTTAAAAGTCATCCAAGGGTGTCCTGTTTCAAACAACACACGAAGCATTTTCTTCCAAAGGTCTTTAGCTTTCATGACCTTATGATTTTCTAGCTCACCTTGATCGGCAAGCTTGCAATACTTTTTGTATTTTTTGTCAAACTTCTCACCGTACAATTCATGTAAGTCTCTAGTGTCCGATGGTGAAAATAAATACCAATTTCCATCCTCGATTACAGTCCTAATAAACAAATCTGGTAGCCAGTTAGCCGTATTCATATCATGGCATCGTCTGCGTTCGTCACCAGTGTTCTTTTTTAAGTCTAGAAAATCTTCAATGTCCAAATGCCAAGGCTCAAGATAAGCGCATCCAGCACCTGGTCTTTTGCCGCCTTGGTCTACTGCAATTAAAGTATCGTTGTAAATTTTAAGCCAAGGAATCAACCCAGAAGATTTACCGTTGGTTCCTTTAACGTAAGAATTAGCAGCGCGAAAGTTGCTAACGTCAAACCCAAGACCACCAGCGAACTTACTTTTTCTGGCCTCTTGCCAGAGACCTTCAAATATACCGTCAATGGAATCGTCGAAAGTATTAAGATAACAGCTAGAAAGCTGACTATGGGTACTGCCACTATTAAAAAGAGTAGGAGTTGA